CGAATACCAATTAATCTATAATCGAAAAGCGAAAAACGAGATAGCAGATTATCAAAAAAAATACTACAAAGAACTGAAAAGCAAGATGGTCATGCAAGCCGCAGGTGAACAGATAACGGCAGTCAATGCGGCAGTGAACATGAACAAACTACTACAGATATCCAGTGGTGCTGTTTACACTGATGAAGGAGAGGCTTTGGAGTTTGATATCACGCACCGTTATAAAGTGTTGCGTGAAGTCATAGACGAGTCTAGTAAGAAAGTGCTTGTGTTTGTACCCTTCAAACACGCCATAGATTTGATTACCAACAAACTGAACAAAGACGGAGTGCCTACTGAATATATACGTGGTGATGTGCCAGCACCGAAAAGAACGGATATGTTTAAACGGTTTCAAACGCAAGATAATCCACGTGTGCTCGTGATACAGCCGCAAGCAGCAGCGCACGGTGTTACGTTAACAGGTGCTAATACAGTCGTATGGTGGGGACCAACAAGTAGTTTAGAAACGTATGCCCAAGCTAATGCCCGTGTTCACAGGTCAGGTCAAGACCACAAATGCACAGTTGTGCAACTCCAAGGTTCTGCTATAGAAAAACGTGTTTACACACTATTAGATAAAAGAATAGACGTACACACAAAGATGATAGATCTTTACCAAGAAATACTTGACTAGCTAACCGTTTACCATTATTCTACACGTTTTAACACTTAACGGAGATAAATTGTGGCTGTTACACCTAAGAAACTGATCGGTACGTACTTGAAAATTAAAGATCGTAGGTCGGAGCTTGCCGCTAAATTTAAGGAAGAGGATAGCGTTTTAATTGAAAAGCAGAACAAGATTAAAGATGCTCTTTTAGAACATTGCGATGAACATGATCTTACTCAATGTAAAGCTGATACAGGGTTGGCATACAGAACTGTAAAGACTAGATATTGGACGAGTGATTGGTCATCAATGTATGAGTTTATAAAAGATCACAATGTTCTTGAGTTTTTCGATAAGCGTTTGAACCAAGGTAATGTCAGGCAGTTTTTAGAAGAGAATCCTGATCTAGTGCCGAAGGGACTTAATGTAGATAGCGAATACGTGATTACTGTGAGGAAGCAATGAGAGAGCAGTTTGTTAACATAGATCAGCTTGCAGAACATTTTGCTGTTTCTGTATCGACTATACGTCATTGGTTACGTGACGGATATATACCAGAAGATGCGGTTATGCAAGTGGGCAAGACTTTTAGGTACAAATTATCTGATGTAGAAAATGCTTTGTACCCAAAAAAGAAAGACGAATCTTTATCAACGGTTTTTGATGTTAGATCTGTCTATGCTGATGCTGACACGGATTACTAAATGTGCGTCGAATTAGCATACGTGGTAGTTTGTTTTCTGCTATAGAGGACGGTGTAAGAACTTCACTATTTAATGCTGATTTTGTTGATTTAGTAATTGTGGATGCAGCTTCGATATCAAGGGTTTATTATGCAGGAGAATACGAACAAAACGTTCAGAAACCTCCTACCTGTTGGTCAATTGATAACCAACGACCTGCCCAAGGTGTACCGAAGCAAGACCAACAAGCACTGCGCTGTTTAGACTGCACACATAACATTCGTGGGTCAGGGCGTAACCGTGGACGTGCTTGCAAGTTTATACAGCACCTAGCTGTTGCTTTTGATGGACAACTAGATAAGGTGTATAGACTAAAACTCCCTGCTACATCTATTTATGGGAAGACGCAGAGAGGACACATGCCGATGCAGCAATATGTAAATTTTTTGTCAAGCAGAGGCTCTAAGGCATCGTGTATCCTGACAAGGGTATACTTTGATGAACTAAGTAACATACCGAAACTTTTTTTCAAACCAGTACGATCTTTAACGGAGGAAGAAAAATCTACAGTGGAAGAAACTTCTTCCCATATAAGTACACGGATGGTAACAAGTTTTATTGTAGAACATAGCTCACCGTTTAAAGAACTATCTGGATTTGAGATAAATGCAACGTAAGGACTAAGATATGTATATTATTGAAGAAGTAGAAGTGTTGTACCCCAAGATTGACCAGCCATATCATTTTGACAAAGCCGCAGGTGACAAAGGTAGAAGTGTGCCCTGTGACGCACAGGATGATGGTGCGTGTTACGAAACGTTAGTCTTGATGGATGAGAAGAAAGCTAAAAAACTGCATAGCGATATGCAAACGTTTTACAAGGAAAAGAAAGAAGACCACTGGGATGCTCTTCCGCGCCCGAAGAAACACAATGGTTCCGATAAGTTTGAGTTTAAGGCGACCATAAAAGCAGCTTACGGTAAAAGGATTGTGTCTCCACCAAGAATATTTGATGCAAAGAACAACCCTATGCCTGACGGGTTTCAGCTAGGATCTGGCAGTATTATTAATCTGGCTGTTGAGTTCTACGCACATCAAATGAAAGGTGGCGTTGCTTTAAGACCACGGGCAGTACAGGTTCTTCAGTTAGCCACACCCCAAGTTCGTTCTCCATTTAGTGATTCTGAGGGGTTTGAGTTTGATGCAAATGAGACAGATGAGATGGAAGAAGTATCTGATGAAATATTTGCAAAAGAAGAACCCACGCCA